AATCGCATCATTGAGAAGTTTCTGAGACTGAGCCAGTGAGCCAGTCGTGGTCAATAAACGCTGAAACGCTGGACGAAGGACATCATCTGCAATGGCAGCAGACTTCTCAAGATTGGCTATGTACTCAGCAATCTGAGGATTAGCAAAGCCAATGCCTAGATTTTCTACTGCTCTGGTGAGTCTTAAAGCCGCTGCTTCGTCCTCAGCAAAAGCCTTAACAGATGCCTTGCTGTAGGCAAGAATGGCGTTTGCTCCAAAAGCAATACCTGTTGCAGCTGCTAACTTTTTGACATTGCCAGTAAGTTTTTGTGTTGCTGTTTCAGCTTGCTTAAAAGCCTTTTTGCCAGTGAACTCCGCGGCAATGTTAATGGCTACATTGCTCATGCTGCTCTCCTCAAATCTACTATTTCTGTTCTCTTATTAAATTGAGCAGTTGTGTTTTCAATAGCCTTAAACACAGAAGCATTGGCTTTACCTTGAGTCTTAGCCCACGCTCTAAAAATTAAGCGACCCATCATGCGATGGTCTCCCTTTTTGTTAGGGCCATAGAGCTGACCAAGATTAGAAATAAACTGATTGCCAGCATAACGATTGACAGATCGAGATACACCCTTGCTTGCGCCGCCTGCTTTAGGACCTACCCAATTTTGACCCTGACCGTTCTTACGGCCAGCAGTCTCATAGATAGCGCCAATCATGCTTTTGTTTTGAATTCTTATTGTATTGACAAAGCCATTGCGATTAGGTTGAGAAGGTGTAGTTTTATAGATAATACCTCTGCGAATTACGCTTGAGTCATACATAGGAAATCTTGCCTCAGAAAATGCTCGAGGTTGCCACCCACTCATCGGAGATGAAGGCGGCACAAATGAACGAGCTTCTGCAACTACTGGCTTGAGAATCTTGCCAAGTTCTTTAGTTAATTCTTTGGCCAAGTCTGGAGCATAAGTAGCTAAAGCCCTACGAAGTCCGACCGCGCCGACTACTTCTGTTGGCATCTTTGATCTCCTTCGCTTCATCAGTTAGACCCTGTAGCAATGCATTTAGCATCGTTCTGTCTAACTCTAATAAATGTTGTGGCGCGATCCCTAACCTTATGCTTAGCCTAGCAATAAGGTAGGTGAACGGGAGATCGCGCTTTAAGCTAAAGGGTCGGAATCCTCGACAGAAACACTTTTTAGTGTCTCGATAAATTCTATCCCAAATGGCTTAACAGTCTCACCTGACCTGCGTGTAATTTCCCATGCCAACCAATAGACATCCGACTGCTTCTCATCCAAACGAAAAGCTTGGTGGAAGCCCTTCTTAGCATATTGTTCAAATGCGTACTCCACTGCTGGAGTAATCTCGCCTTCTAATACGCTTCCATCTTGTCGAACTATCTTCAGTTTTGCCATGTTTTGCCCCTTTGTTAGTTTTTTAGAAAGTACCTGTTGATGCTACTGCGATTGTTGAGTTAGCAGTAAATGTAATCGATTGTACACCGATGCTTGCGACATCTCCCGAAATATCGGTTGTGTTGTTGATGAGCAAACTGACGGTATATAAAGGATTTGTTGCACTTACAGCTGTTCCCTTTGTCTGTAGGAATACAGCTGTGACTGTTGTTCCCCATGCAGCTTGAAGTGTTTGCAATACGCTCGCGGAAGCTGTGTCGTTTAGGAAGTCAATAGTTACTGTTGATGATTCTAATCCCTTTACAAATTTGTGAGATGAGTCACCCATAGCAGTTACTTCTAGTTCATCAAATACTCGGTTAATTGTTACTGCTGTTACATGGTCGGAAAGATCAACGGAGTTAATTTTGACCCCGACATTGTTATTTAAGAATACGGCCAATTTTTATTCCTCGTCTTTCTTAGTAGATGCTGGCTTTGGTGCTGATGGTGCAACCTGTCCGATTTTAATCAGAAAGGCTTCGTTCTCTTTTTCCCAATCGGACATGGTTATTCCCAACTTGTTAAAATGGATACGGACATCTCGCAGCTGAGCAGTTCCCCGCTAGCAACATTGAGAATACTTGGTGCGCTTACTGCACTCACATTATAGGTTAAGCTTGATGTAGATAACTTCTTAAACACGGCACAAACAAAATCTTCTATGCCATTCAAGTTGCCTTCGTTATCGAATAAAGCGGTTGTGATGATCAGGCGAAAGTTAGCCATTGGGCTAATGCCTATGTGCTGGTTATTTGTTGGAACGATGTATTCATCAGAAGGACTGACGATTACTGAATTGGCAAGAATCGTGCTTGGCGGAAAAGCAAAAACTTGATACTTTGTATTATCTACTAAAGCGGTGGCTAAGGTAGTTCTAAGGGTGGTAATTGGAACTGGCATTAGCCCACCATTGAAGTTGGTGCAAGCGCGTGAGCTATCAATCCTCTGACCTTAGCGAGGAGCTGCGCACTCATTCGGTAAGGTGAGGGCTGGAAATCAACTGCATTTGAGCCGCTGAGAGTCGCGGTTCTTGCTTGCCAGATTTCAACAGCGATCATCAAAGCTGCGTTTTGAACTGCTTGATCTAAAGTCCAGTCCACATAAGTATCTGCTGTGACTACGCCAAAAGGTTGTACTGGATGCTCTACTGCTGGAGTGTTGTTGTTACCTGTAATTGCATAAGTGATGTTGTAATCGCCTACTCCAGTGAGAGTCTTTGATCCGTTGTGCTTAGATCCGTTGCCACTAATAACTACTGTCTGACCTACATAAAAAACTTTTTCTACTTTGTCTTGAAAGTAAAGTGTGCCTGTAGTTGCTGTGTTGCTATGTGCAATGTTGTATGTTGTGTTAGTCCAGAGCATAGGCAAAAGGACTGCATCAGCAGCATCGCACACGGATTCCAATACAGAATCTTGATAGAGCGTTCCCACCCCAAGTGTGCTGCGAAGTTCCGCGACAGTCGTTAATGCCATGATGATCCTTTCTAAAGACTCTCAGGGGTAGAGGGCTACTACCCCTGAGAGCGACTTAGTTACCTATTTATTAAGTTAGGTTGAACTTGCGAACACCCTTACCTGACTTAGCAAGGTAAATTGCTAGGTATCCGTAAAGGTTGATTTCGATTTCGCCTGATGTTAGAACATTTACGCGAAGTTGTGTCTGTGGTGATTCCCAAACATATACAGATGATGGAGCAACCAAGAACATTGAGTTATCGACTACACCAGATGTTGAGATGTTGTGATCTACAATGAGGTCAGTTCCAAGAACATTTCCGCGAACAGATGAAGCTACTGCTGAACCTGATGCGTTCTGTGTTGCGCCTTGAGCTGAGTACAATGCGCGGCCAGTTGTATCCGCGAATCCTGCGATGGCTGCCCAAGCATCAGTCGATGCAACTAGCTTGTTAGCAAAGTCTCCGCCTGTACCCTTGTAAGCTGCTGCGCCTTCTACAGAAATGAATGATTGCAATCCAGCTGCTGTTGCTGCTGTTGTTGATGCTGTTGTACCAGATGCTACATAAGCAGCTAGAAGTGCTGCGTCTGTTGCCTTCTCGTAAGATTTTCTGAGCTCAGCCATCAAAAGTTCCATAAATGCAGGCTGGCTGCGGTCAATGAGTTCGAAGCTCACTCGGTTTAGCGCACTGAACTTGTTAATGTCGATTGTGTCATAGCTTGAAGTCATGCCTGTTTCAGATGGTGCTGCACCTTCGTTTGTGTCAGCTGTTGTTGGTGCAACATCTGGAGTGCTCGCATTTGTATAAAGGCGAGGAACAGTGAAGCTCATGCCAGATGGCAAAAGAGCTGATCGTGTTGCTGCTTCAAATGCTGGACGGCCAGTAAATGTGTCAGTAATAAAAGTATCTAGATGTGGGGCTAATGTCAGACCAGTATTTGTTGAAGTCGAATCATCAGCTGCGCGAACTACGCGGCGTGCTTCGTCATCACCAAGTGCTGCCTTGATGTTTGCTTCTAGATATTGTGCTGATGTAATTGGTGCTACGCGCTCACGCACGAATGTAGTTGCTGTTACCACAGGGCGAGCAGCTTCAACCGCTGCTGCTTCTACTGCTGGTGCTGCAACTGTCTCTGGAGTATTTTCCACAGCTGTCTCGCTTTCGGTTTCTGTTTCGGTTTCAATCTCTACGATTGTCGTATTGATTGTTGTGGTTTTTTCTTTTGTGCTTGTTGCAGCTTCTACATCTGACTCAGCTGCTACATCAATTACTTGAGCAGACTTGAAAGCTGGCTCTGTAACTAATGAAACTTCAAACAATTTAGCAGCGGATACATGCATAACGCCGCCCTTGTTCTTTGACTTAATAACTTCTACTCCTACAGATAATCCAGACTGTAAGCCTTCTTCTGCAAGGATGAGTGCTTCTGTTCCGCGATTGGAACGAGAGATTTTGAAGCTACCAAAAATGTTTCCTTGTGAATCCTCTGAAAAGCTTGTGGCTTTTCCTAAAGGTTGTCTCATGTCATGCTGATTAAGTAGTTTGATTGTCTTAGGATCTTCTGGAAGTGCGATAGCACCCTTTTCAAAGACCACTCGGCCAGCAGATGTATTACCAACCTCGCCTGTACCTGCTGGAACTATTTTGCCTGAAATTGTGCGTTCTTCTACATTGGCAGTTAGTTCAGCAGAGAATGTAAGGATGTTTGTCATTAGATTCCTTCACTTCCGTTTGGTGTTAAATCTTCCATTTCCATAGCCTGTTCAACTGTGATTAGGCCTAGAGATAGCATCTTCTCAAGCACTAGCAGTCTTTCCATTGGATCAGTCTTTAGGAAAGATGAATCGACATCAAAGCGCACAGAATTTCCTCTGGCGGTAATGTCATCCATGCTGAGTCTGTGAGAAATCGCATTTACATAAGGCGCAACGCTGAATGAGAAAAATTGCTTACGCTCATCTAATACATTTGCATAAGTCATTGAGTTGTTCATCTCTGCTGATAATAGGTAAGCAGGGATGTTGCACAATCTGGCAATTTCGGTACTAAGGAATTGCTGCGCAGAATCGTACATCATGTCTTTAGGTGAAAATGATGATGGAGTGTATTCCAAAGTAGAAGTTAAATAAGCAGTTGCACGATTTTGTCTAGCGTTTTTCCAAGCTGCTAACAATCCTTGAATTTCTTTAGGATCTAAATCTGCACCATTGTTTTTAATAACACCTGAAGGCATTGGAGTAGATGCTGCTATCACAGCCGCTTTGCGGAGATCAATCGCGGCGCGGATAGTTTCACTTCCTCTTTCGAGGATGCCCTCATCAAATGCTTGAAATGTGACAATGCTGCCAAGACCAGACATAGGTACTGCAACTGCATCAATAAAGTATTGAGTAACAGTTGTGCCGTAAAGATCAGTTGTAAAAGTTACTTTAACATTAGGAATCCATTGAAAGCGAGATGGACGGCCATCTTCTGCATAAACTTCTGTAACTTGCCAGTAAGCCACGCCGTACATCAACAAAGAATCTACAGTCCATGCCATTGTTACAGAACGAGGTTGATTGATTGCTGGTTGATCAACCCATAAAGGATTACCTAATTCTTCACCAGTTGAATTGCGATAAAGATTCATTGGCAAATCAGCTACAACAGATGCTAAAAGGTTTCTGCATCTAGCGACCGAAGGTACTGACATCGCCTCGTTGCGATTAACGCGTGGCATGATGTAGTTATAGAGAGAGTTTAGATTCTCTCCCATGATGGTTGGTGCGTATTGCGCAAGAAGCGAATTAGCCTTTTTAGGAGCTTCTGATCTACTAAAGATACCCATAGACATAAAGGATACCATTTGTCAAGTAATTAGACAAACAATATGGGTGTGTCTAAGTATAAATTTGCGGCTTAGGTTGAGGCAACATTAACTTCGATACAACCATCGCTAAACCAATAGGTGCTGAGATGTCTCCAGCAGACTTCCGTTTAATAATGCGCCATGCAGAGTCATTCACCTTAGCTGCACAGTTATTCATCTGTTGAATTAACTCAGACTGGCCATTGTGAACAACCCTATGATTTACCAGACCTTCTAGGAGATCCCCACACGCTTTATAGAACTGCTGGCCTGAAACATCACCCACCATTACGCCGCTTTGACTTAATCGATCCGCAATAGTTTGTGTGGCGTATTTGTCAAAGCAGACTAAGCGAGGTTTATAGATGTCAGCCCATCCTTTAATGCTTGCAGCCATCTTTAATTCATCAATGGCTACTTCAGAGCTGTAAGTCTCCAAGATCCCAATGCCAATCCGCCCATCTGGCAAAATTTGTCCTGCGACTAATGATCCATTGCGCCGTGACGGACTGACATCGAAACCGAATACAGTATAAGCCCCAGCAGTCATTTCTAGAGTGCTATCCGATGTATCTTCTAAAATTCCATGAGGCCACGGACTTGAAAGGCTATCAATCCACTGGCAAAGCGTTTCTGTGCGCGTATTTTCAATCGGCGATGTAGCTATTGCTTCTTCAATAGCTTCTTCGGTGATTGTGTAACCCAATGCTGGATTAGCCATAGCCCAAGCCTTACGATCATCTATCTTGCAGTATTGAGGAGCTGAATACTCATAAAAGCCAAAAGACTTAGGCGGATAATCCATAGCCCTTTCTCTCATGTCATTTAACACTGTACTAAAGGCATCTCCAGCGTTAGATGTTAATAATGTTTGAGCATTAGGCCGAGCGCGTGTAGTTGGTATCGCTGCTCGATAACCTTCTTCTGTAATTTCTCTAAGTTCGTCAATGTAAAGGAAATCTGCTGTTCTACCACGCGATCCATCTCTGGTTGCAGCTACAACATCCAATCGAGTGCCATCAAGCATTTCTATCGATTCAGTGCCATTGGCATAACGGATCTGTTTAACAAAGCTTTTTAAGTGATCATTGTTTTCTAGTAAATGACAAACCTGCCTAAAGGTGTCTAAAGCCATGCTTCTATTAGAGGACATTATGAGGATGTTCTTACTATCCCATTTAAGCAAGTGAGCCAATATCAACATTCTCACCATATGAGTTTTGCCATTCTGGCGTGCTCCTAAGGCAAGGCAGGTACGCCTAATAAATTTCCCTTTTTTATCCACGCGCAACATGTCGGTCAAAACAAACTTCTGCCACGGCAATAAAGGGATGCCAACTATCTTGCAAATATCTTCAACATCTCCGATGAGAGATTTGCCCTTGAGATAGGGGCTATGAAGCCTCGGTTCTGTTGCCCCTCGTAGCGGCTGTTTCTTTTTGGGTTTGTCTGTCATTGATTCGGATCAGGTCTGAGCGTAAATGGACTGTCTTGCATCGTCTTGGACTGTTTTGGAGAGAGATTGCCCGA